TCCGACTGTAAACATCTCTGTGATCTGACGATCTAAGAAGCTGTAGTCTTTACCCTTTTCTGGTTTATATAAACTTATTCTTGGCATACTATATTTATGCTACGGATAAATACTATGTGGAGAATATTATATGTCAACAGTAAAACAACAAGTATTTGATTATGTAAATGCAATGCTCGGCGGCGGAATGATTGACGTAGAGCTAGATCCGATCCATTATAATACAGGATTAGATAAGGCATTGTCTAAATTTAGACAGCGCAGCGATAACGCAGTTGAAGAATCATATATGTTTATGCCAACAGTAATTGATCAAAACACATACACACTGCCAAATGAAGTTGTAGAAGTACGTCAGCTTTTTCGCAGAAGTATTGGCTCAAGAACAGGTGGCGGCGATGGCGGAACATTATTTGAACCATTTAACATGGCATACACAAACACTTATTTGTTGTCTAGTTCAAACTTAGGCGGATTAGCAACATACGATATGTTCTCACAGTATCAAGAATTAGTTGGACGTATGTTTGGATCATTTATTGAATTTAAATGGAATACCCAATCTAAGCAACTAACTTTACTACAGCGTCCTAGAGCTGAAGAAGCATTGTTACTATATGTTTATAATTATAGAACTGATGAACAGTTGCTAGACGACTATCTAGCAAAACAATGGCTTAAAGATTATACATTAGCAGCCTGTAAGCATATGCTAGGCGAAGCACGTTCAAAATTTGCTACAATTGCAGGACCACAAGGCGGCACAAGCCTTAACGGTGATGCACTAAAAGCCGAAGCATCAGCTGAAATGGAAAAACTTGAAGAAGAACTTAAACTACAAGTTGCAGGCGGTGTTGGCTACGGATTTGCAATCGGCTAAAAACATTCAAAGTTGGCGCTAACATTCTGTTATGCTGTAAATACAGTATAACAAGGAGGTACTAACATGTGCAGTCCATATGTACGTAAAGAAGCTAACCGACTTAACTGGATGATCAAAGGACAGTTAATTGACAAGTCCGAGTCAGACACAACCATTGAACGCATATATGATTCGTATTTCAAAAGGTTGTGGAATAACAATGAAAATTATATCCACGAAGAAGGGTTTGAAGAAGCCTATCAAAAAGTTCTTGACAAACAACAATAAGATGCTATAATAAACAGTATATTCACCAAGGAGTATTCTGTGTTACCTAAATTATTAGTAGTTGGACATGGCAGGCATGGTAAAGATACCGTCTGCGAAATTTTAGAAAATTATGGTTACAAGTTTGAATCAAGTTCAAAGTTTTGTTCTGACCTTTTTATCTTTAATGATTTAAAAGACAAATACGGTTATCAAGACCAAGAACATTGCTATGCAGATAGACACAATCATCGTACCGAATGGTACAACATGATTCATGATTACTGCAAAGATGATCTAGCACGACTAGGCCGTAACTTATTTAAAGAACATAATATCTATTGCGGATTGCGTAATCGTCGAGAATTCTTTGCAATGCAAAATGAACAAATTTTTGATTATGCTATTTGGGTAGATCGTTGTGATCATTTGCCTAAAGAAGATCCTAGTTCAATGAGTATCGAACAATGGATGTGTGATTACACACTTGACAATAATGGTTCGTTAGAAAGATTAGAAAAGAACGTTGCAGTTCTTATGCGCACAATTTTTAAAAATCAGGGACTAGGTCACCCTGCTTCCAACGGATACCTTCTTTCTGAAGTAGACGTTGACAGTTAGCACATATAGTTTTTAAATTTGTAGGACGGCAGTTATTTAAATCTCCGTCTATGTGAAATACGTTAAACTGTTCTTTATGGATTGATTGGTATCCACACTTTTCGCAGTTGTCTTTCTTTTCGTATCCACGTTGTTTCCATTTAGGTATTCCGTGATTAACACCATTCCGCAAACAGGTTTCGCAGAGCTTACGATAGTAAGTTCTGTTTCCTTTTTTGTAGTTTATTGCTGCGGGACGCTCTCCGCATTTACATAATGGGCGCATACTATTATTTAGCTCACCTTTTCGGTCCCTTTTTTGGGCATATATCGCATGGGTTTTCTCCTGCGGTTGCTAAATACATGTAACGAAACTACCAACTCGTATTATAGGAGAAAACAAATGGCATTAACATCCCCAGGAGTAGAAGTCAAAGTAATTGACGAATCGTTCTACACCCCGGCAGAGCCAGGCACAACACCAATGATCTTTGTTGCTTCCGCTGAAAACAAAACGAACGCAAGCGGAACAGGAACAGCACAGGGAACCATTAAGGCAAATGCTGGCAAACCTTACTTATTAACATCACAGCGTGATTTAGCAGACACCTTTGGCGATCCGCTATTTTATACATATAACAATAATAATCCAATTCATGCAGGCGAACTTAACGAATACGGCTTACATGCTGCTTATTCATATTTGGGCGTAAGTAACAGAGCATGGGTTGTACGTGCAGATATCGACTTAGCAGCACTAAGTCCATCAGCAACAGCACCATCAGCTAATCCAATGGCTGGAACATATTGGATCGACACACAAACAACAAGTTTTGGCATCCAAGAGTGGAATGGCGCAGCAGTAACAGTAACTGGTGGACAGTCATATACATACAAAACACCTATTGTTATTACTGACAGCACCCAATTAACAGCTGGTTCAGATCTAACAAACGGTACACAGGGACAAATTCCAAAAACTACTGTAGGTGCCATTGGCGACTATGCTGTTGTGTTTGGCAGTACAATTGCTAGAACATTTTACAGAAATCAAAGCGGCACATGGGTACTAGTTGGTAGTGATGTATGGAAAAAGAGTTGGGCTACAGTACGCGGTACTAAGTCTAATCCTGTTTTCTCCCAAGGCTCAGCAAACTTTACACTAAACGGTACACCAGTTACTGTTACTTCAGGCAATACTATCGGTGATGTTGCAACTACTATTACTTCATTGTTTCCTTTAGGAAATATCAATGCAGCAGCAGTTGACGGCAGACTAGAAATTTACAGTGACGGAACTGATTCAGCAGCTGACGATTCAGCAGCAGAAGGTTCAATTGAAGTCGCAGGTGATGCACTACTTTTAGGCGAGTTAGGCCTATCAGCTAGTACATATTATCCACCAGCATTGCAAATTAGTAAGCACACACAAGTTCCAGCTTACAAAACACAAGACACATACTCACGCCCAACAGGAAGTGTATGGATGAAAACAACCGAGCCGGGCAACGGCGCACGTTGGAGAGTTAAAGTATGGAACACAGCTACGCTATTATGGGATACTGTTGAAGCACCGCTTTTTGCATCACATGAAGAAGCATTATACAGTCTAGATAAAGTAGGCGGCGGTTCAAACATTGCAGTCGGCGCACTTTATGTACAAGCAAACGTTGCAGGGGATGCAGATCCATTAGCGACATTTACTGTTTACAAGCGCGAAGCAGTTGCACCAACTACAATTACAAGTGCAGCAGTAACAGGCGTAACTCCGGGCAATTATGCAATTGGGTTATCGGCTACAGCACCAAACAGTGCAGCTTTTAGTGAGCAAGTGACTATTGAATTTACAACTACAAATAGTACAGTAGATGCAGAGGCATTTGCAACTGCAATTACTAATGCAGGTGTTGCACATGTTAGTGCATCAGTTACAAGTCAAAATAAGATTGTAATTACACATGCTAAAGGTGGTGAAATTAAATTCCGTGATGATTTATCTAATGCAGTATTAGGCAACTTAGGATTTACACGCTTTGCAAGTGTAACAAATGGTACGCCTAACTTATACTATGCACAAGGCACATCCAGCGACACAGATCCATTACAATTAGTAGCAAGTCAATGGAAAGCAACACGTAACAGTTCAGGTACTGAAGTTGCATTTTACACTGCATCAGCCGATCCAGTAACTTCACTTGCTTTAGATGGCGCATTATGGTACAATTCAATTGTTGACGAAGTTGACATTATGATCCACAACGGTACTACATGGGTTGGCTATCAAAACTATAGTGCAGATTATTTAAACTGCGATCCGGCAGGTCCGATTGTTGCAGCAAGTACTCCGCTACTACAAAGTAATGGCACAGCACTAGCAGACGGTGATCTTTGGATTGACACTAGCGACTTAGAAAACTATCCGATGATTTATCGCTTTAACGCTAACTTAGTTAACACACCAACAGCCAATCGTTGGGTATTGTTAGACAAAGCTGATCAAACATCAGAAAACGGTGTACTATTTGCAGATGCACGTTATAATACAGCAGGCGCAAACAGTGGCCTGGAAGGCGATATTGCAGATTTACTAGTAAGTAACTACTTAGACCCAGATGCTCCAGATCCAGCACTATATCCAAAAGGTATGTTGTTATGGAACCTAAGACGTTCTGGCTTTAATGTTAAGAAGTTTGTACGTAACGCAATTGATGTTAATGCAGACAACGGACGCATGGACGACGAAGCAATGGGATCATACTATCCACATCGTTGGGTTACTGAATCAGGCAACCAAGCTGATGGCGCAGGTAGCTTTGGCAGAATTGCACAGCGTAAAGTTATTGTACAATCATTACAAGCAATGCTTAATAGTAATGATGACATTAGAGATAATGAGTCACGTATCTTTAACTTAATGGCAACACCAGGATATCCAGAACTAATCGGTGAAATGATTACACTAAATTATGACAGAGGTTTAAGTGCTTTTGTTATTGGTGATTCACCAGCAAGATTAACACCAGATGCAACTTCATTAAATGAATGGGCAACTAACGTTAAACTAGCAGTTGAGGATAATGATGACGGTCTAGTAAGTAGAGATGAATACTTTGGTACATTCTACCCATGGGGCTTTACAAGTGACAACTTTGGTAACAATGTTGTTGTTCCGCCAAGTCACATGATGCTACGCACAGTTGCACTAAGTGACCAAGTTAGCTACCCATGGTTTGCACCAGCAGGTACAAGACGTGGCGGCATTACTAATGCGACAAGTGTTGGATATATCAACAACGAAGGCGAATTTGTAAGTGTTGCACTAAACGAAGGTCAGCGCGATACATTGTATGCACAGAATGTTAACCCAATTACATTTATTAGTGGTGCAGGACTTGTTAACTACGGTCAAAAAACTCGTGCAAGAGGTTCGAGCGCACTAGACAGAATTAACGTGGCACGTTTGGTAATTTACTTACGTTCACAACTAAGTCAGTTAGCTAAACCTTATATCTTTGAACCAAACGATAAGATTACACGCGATGAGATTAAACAGGCAGCAGAGAGCTTGATGCTTGAGCTTGTTGGTCAAAGAGCATTGTACGACTTCTTAGTAGTTTGCGATGAATCAAACAATACTCCGAGCAGAATCGATAGAAATGAACTATACTTAGACATTGCTATTGAGCCTGTAAAAGCAGTTGAGTTTATTTACGTTCCACTAAGACTTAAAAATACTGGGGAAATAGGCGGGCTATAAGGCATAGATTTAGACCCCTGAAATATGGGGTCTAAATTTGCTAAATACTTGCAACAGGAGAAAACAGAATGGCAATTTCAACACTAAGCAAAATTACAGTTCCTTTGGCAACAGGCGATAGCGCAGCTAGTCAAGGTTTATTAATGCCGAAGCTACAGTACCGCTTCCGTGTTACGCTAGAGAACTTTGGTGTATCAACACCGACAACAGAATTAACAAAACAAGTAGTAGATGTAACCCGTCCAACGGTAAGTTTCGAAGAAATCGAAATTCCAGTTTACAACTCACGTGCTTACCTAGCTGGTAAACATGCGTGGGAAGCTATTACACTTAACTTACGTGAAGATGTTAATAATAACGTACAGAAGCTAGTAGGCGAACAGTTACAGAAACAGTTTGACTTCTACGAGCAGTCAAGTGCAGCATCTGGACAAGATTATAAATTTACAACACGTATTGAGATCTTAGACGGCGGCAACGGTGCTAATACACCAAACGTACTAGAGACATTTGAACTATACGGTTGCTTTGTACAAAACGCAGCGTATAACCAATTATCTTACAGTGCAAACGAACCTGTTACAGTTACATTAGCAATTAGATTCGACAATGCTATCCAAACACCAGATGGAACAGGTATTGGTACAGCAGTAGGCCGTACAACTAATACAATGATTACAGGTGGCGGCGTATAATAAACTCCACAGCCATTCTACAATTAAGGGAGCTTTTTAGCTCCCTTTTTTATTATATACGTACTTTATTATAAAGGATAAATATTTATATGGCAAGTAAGTTTACAGGATTCTTAGATAACATAGCAAGTGGCATTTTAGGGCCAAAAGGCAATATGGCTGATTGGCAGCATGCCGCACGTCTATATACCGACGACACACAAAAACATGCTCCAAAACTTGGATTTTTGTATCATGTTACATTTACGCTAACTAAAGAAGCACAAGCAATTATACCAGAACTAGCATCGTATACTAATGTCATTGGCATGTTAGTTAAGAACGTTGATCTACCTAAATTCCAGGCGCAAACAGATACTAAGAATATGTACAATCGTAAGAAGAATGTACAGACACGTATAGACTATTCGCCAGTTAATATTACATTTCATGATGACAACTTTGGTGCTACTACTGCATTAATGGAAGCATACTACAAGTATTATTATGCAGACGGCAATCATTCGTTAAGTACCGGAGCATACGGTAATAGAACTACAGGCGACAACACTTATGCTGGCGCAAGTGCCAATGAATACAAATATGGTATGAACAACAACACACCTAGTGTACCGTTTTTTGATCGTATTGAAATTGCGCAAATGGCACGTAAGAGTTATACTAAATTTACATTAGTTAATCCGCTAATACAGTCTTGGCAACACGATAGACTTGACAATACACAAAGTAGTAACATACTAGAAAATCAAATGACTGTTGCATATGACTCTGTGTTTTATGACAGGGGCTATGTTGAAGCAGGCGAAAACGGAAGCCCAACAGGCTTTGGTAGAACTGATCATTATGACAGAACTCCTAGTCCTATTACATTAGAAGGTGGAGGCACGTTAGGCATTGATGGAGTGTTTGGAGCAGGTGTAGACTTGTATGAATACATTACACAAGGCAAAAATTTTAGCAACCCATTTGCAGCAGGAATTGCAGCAGCAAATCTAGCTAGGAATGTAAGAGATTTAAACTCAGAAGGATTACGAGAAGGCGGCCTGCGTATCCTAACTGGAGCAATTGGTGACGCTGCTGGCATTGATGTTAGCGGAGTTGCACAAACGTTTTTTCCAAAGAACAGCGGCAGCGGCGGCGGCAAAGACTTGCTAGTAGCAACAGCAGCAATTGCAGGTTTATCAGCAATTGCATCATCGAGGCAAACATCAATTACTACAGGGGACACTAATCCTGCGCAAGAACAAGACGCACAATTTCAAAAGTTTAGAAGTTCTTTTCAAAGCGGAAATAGTGCAGGGGGCATAAACGAAGCAAGAGCGCGATTTGACGCTTTACCAGACTCTGAAAAGGCAAAATTTAGTTAAGGAGTATATTATGTCTAGCTTACCTCAAGAAAAACCTAATAATTTTAGTGACAAGGGTGTTACTACTTTTTTTAATAATTATTATTCAAAGAAATTAACTTTTCCTACTAACCAAGTTGATGCTGTTATTGCATTTTTTGAAAAACGAGGCTTTGACAAAACTGCTGCAATTTCAGTTGGTACTACATTATTGCAGCAAGCAAAACTCGACAACATAAACGTTTTCAAATTACTAGATACTCTTAAAGGGTTAAACGAAATACAATTAAGTGCAGTAGTAACTGAAGTACTTAATTACAATAGACCAAAGACTAGTACACTAGGCTACAAACGACCAGCAACTGCTGAAAAATTTGAAAAAAGAAATATTGTAGCTTAACATGAGTAGATTTGCTCAAGGAAAATTCACACCACGATTTCCTGAAAAATATATAGGAACAAAAACACCAACTTACCGCAGTAGTTGGGAATTCCATTTTATGAAATTTTGTGACGAACATCCTAGTGTAGCAAAATGGGCGAGTGAAGCAATTAGAATTCCTTATCGCAATCCCTTAACTGGTAAACATACTATCTATGTACCAGACTTCTTTATTGCATATGCAGATAAAACAGGTAAACAGAAGGTAGAACTAATTGAGGTTAAACCCAATAATCAAACTTCATTAAAAGAAGCAGGTAAAAGTAAACATAATCAATTACATGCGGTAGTTAATCAAGCCAAATGGGCAGCAGCATATGCATACTGTAAGCAAAAAGGCATTACATTTCGTATTATAACAGAAAATGACATGTTCCACAAAGGTGGATCAAGACGATAAATAATAGTAGCATATAATGGAAAACTGCGATGACAAAGAAACTTGAAGAACTTTTAAATTTGCCTGACTCTAAAGAGATTGTACAAGAGGCAAAAAAAGAAGAAGACAAACGAAATAAAAAACACTCAGCTGTAATTCAACAAGAAGAGACAGTTAGAAGTATTGAAGAGTTTGACAAGATTGCAAGTGCATTACCAGCAGTTAAAGGTCTTGGACAAAAAGCAGACGACGAACTCGAAGACATTGCTCAGAAAGCATTAAGTGCATATGACGATCTAATGGACTTAGGAATGAACGTAGAAGCACGTTACTCTGGACGAGTATTTGAAGTTGCTGGAGGAATGCTCAAAACAGGACTCGATGCTAAAGTTGCAAAAATGGATAAAAAATTAAAAATGATCGAATTGCAACTTAAAAAAGAAAAAATGGACAGAGATGGCGTAGGTACTAGTGAAGGCGACATCGTAAACGGCACAGGATTTGTAGTTACAGACCGTAACAGTTTAATTGAGAAGTTAAAGAATCTAGATAAATAACTTAAACTGGGAAACAACATGAAAAAGTTTAGCGAATACTTAACAGAGTCTAATAAGACATATAAATTTATTGTAAGAATTGCAGGTGATTTACCTGAGCAATGTGACGAAAGTCTAAACACTTGTTTAGGCAGATTCCAATGCGTAAACGTGTCAAAACCAAAGCGCACACCAATTCAAGAAACACCAATGGATTTTCCAACACTACGCAATACAGAAGTACATACTTGGGAAGTTGAAATTAAGTATCCAACTACTAAGCAAGTTATGCAAGAATATATTGCACAACATTGCGGTGTTCAAAACTCACATGTTAATGTTCGAGCCGAAGGCGACCCAGTCGAAGCAGATCATCAAGAAGATGCTAAGAACGAACCATATGAGTCAGTACTACAAACAGAAGACATGGGCGGCGAAAGCGCACAAGACGCTGTTGGAGAGAACAGAGTAATGGACTTGTTAAAAGAATTAGAAAAATCTCGCTCAGAAAGAGAAATTGATCCAATTGACGCTGCTCCCAGTGGCACTTCAACAGATATTGGTGACACAGAAAACACTAAAGCAGTTGTAGGAGGCTAAACAATGAGCAACAATATGTTAGACATCTTAAAGAATCTAGATGCAGCAGTCGCAGGAGATAAACCATCTACAGGTGCTGCCAACGTAAACGATATGAAAACTATCCTAGAGTCAATTCAGTCAGTAGAAGAGTGCGGTATGGAAGGCTCAATGCCACCTCCGATGTCTGCACCTACTATGCCAGAAAGAGACAAAGTACGTATGAATGTTAACATGAGTGCAGAAGGCACTGATGGTATTGCAGATTTACTTAGATTAGTAGGCGGCGCAGCTAAGCCAGAAACTCCTAATTTACCAATGAAGATGCCAGTAAAGGCACCAATGCCAATGTCAATGGACGGACATGACGACATGGCACGTTTAATGACTATTGCTAGTGACGAACACAGCGATGACATGGACATGGATGAAGAATGGGACAATGCTCCAGCTGAAGTTTATGAGCCGTTAGATGCTGCATTAGCATCAGGCGATGATCTACACAAGTCTAAAAAATCATACAAAGCAACTGCTGGTGGAGACAATCCTATGGCAGTTGAAGAAGACGATGAGTTAGAAGAAATTAAATCTGCACTAAGAGCAGAGTGGGATCAAAAGCTCGGAGAAGAAGAATTAGTACGTGGTATTCAAAGTAATGGCGCTACTGTTAATTTTAACATCGATAAAAAAAAGCCTAAAACTACATGGAAAAAAGGCGCCGATACAATGACGCTATATGCAACTCCAGAAGAGATTGCAAAAGCTAGAGATCTTAAAGGGTGGAAACAACAGAAAGCAGCAGCCCCAGCAGTTGCCAGCGGTGCAGGTGATGCAGCAGCAGCACAAGCAGGTGTAGACGGTCCAGCAGATGCAGCAGCGGCAGCAGCATCACAACAAAATGCAAAAGCAGGTGTAGACGGTCCAGCAGATGCAGCAGCGGCAGCAGCATCACAACAAAATGCAAAAGCAGGCATAGACGGTTCAGCAGATGCAGCACAAGAGATATCATCAGAGCCAGCAGCAAGCACAGAATATACTGTTGTAGCAGGCGATAATTTAACTAAAATTGCAAAATCAAACAACACTACAGTTGATGCTATTGCTAAACTAAATGGCATCAAAGATGTTAACAAAATTCAAGTTAATCAGAAACTTAAAATTCCAGGAGCAGCAACCCCGGCAGCAGCAGCTCCAGCAGAGCCAGCAGCAGAGCCAGGCATTGTTGACAAAGCGCAAGACGCAGTAGGCGGAGCAGTTGATGCAGCACAAGCTGCAACCGGCACCGACACTGGTGCAGTTGGAGCAGCAGTTGATGCAGTTCAGGCAGGTACTGGCGCAGCAGTTGATGCAGCACAGGATGCAGCAGGAGCAGCAGGCGATGCAGTATCGAGTGCATGGGATTCAGTTAAGAGCTGGGCATCAGATACATTTGGTTCAGACGACGAAGCAGCAGTAGCAGATACTCCAGAAGCTACTAAAAAATCGTTAGAAGCACAGATGGCTGAAATCCAATCTAAACTTAAAGAACTTGAAGCCGCTGAACAAAAAGACGGTCAAGCGTAAATTAACATTACTAATTTACAAACTCAAATAGCACCCAAGGGTGCTATTTTTTTGGTTAAATAACTTTATGAGCAAATCACTAGACGGCGTCTTAATTAAAAAGGCGAATAAAAAAGAACAATACACTGAAGAGCAAATTGCAGACTTAATAGCCTGCATGGACCCTATTACAGGATACTTATACTTTGCTAAACACTTTGCTTACATTCAGCATCCTGTAAAAGGCAAACTGTTATACGATCCTTACGAATATCAGCTAGGGTTAATGGATAGTTATCACAACTTTCGCTTTAACATTAATATGATGCCTAGGCAGACAGGTAAGACTACGTGTGCTAGTATCTATCTAGCATGGTATGCAATGTTTGTGCCGGATCAAACTATTCTAGTTGCTGCACACAAATACACAGGTGCGCAAGAGATTATGTCCCGTATACGATTTGTATACGAAAGTTGCCCAGATCATATACGTGCAGGTGTTACATCGTACAACAAACAATCAATTGAGTTTGAAAACGGAAGTCGTATTGTAGCACAAACAACAACGGGCAACACAGGACGTGGTATGAGTATCTCGCTACTGTACTGTGACGAGTTTGCATTTGTGCAACCCAACATTGCCGAAGAGTTTTGGACTTCAATATCACCTACACTAGCAACAGGTGGTCGTGCTATTATTACAAGTACACCTAACTCGGATGAAGATACCTTTGCAACCATTTGGAAACAAGCAGAAAATAAGTTTGATGAACACGGCAATGAACAAGAACTAGGCGCAAACGGGTTCCACTCATTTATTGCACACTGGAGCGAACATCCAGATCGTGACGAAGAATGGAAAGTAGCAGAGGTCGGCCGTATCGGCGAAGAGAAGTTCCGTCGTGAATACGGTTGCGAATTCCTAGTATTCGACGAAACGCTTATTAACTCAATTAAATTAGCAGCAATGGAAGGTGTTAATCCTATACTTAATATGGGACAAACACGTTGGTACAAAAAACCCACTAATCAATTTACATATTGTATTGCACTTGACCCTAGCATGGGTACAGGTGGTGACAATGCTGCTATACAAGTGTTTGAATTGCCTAGTTACGAACAAGTAGCAGAATGGCAACATAATCAGACTGCCATTCCAGGACAGATTAGAGTACTGTCCGATATATGCAAATATATTGAACAGGAAACTAAAAACCCGCAGGGAATTTATTGGAGCGTGGAGAACAATGGCTTAGGTGAAGCTGCCCTAATCGTTATAAACGACTTCGGTGAAGAGAACATTCCGGGTTTGTTCGTCAGTGAGCCGATGCGTAAGGGACACGTTCGTAAATTCCGCAAAGGATTTAATACTACACACAGTACAAAAGTAACTGCATGTAGTAGACTAAAAACAATGCTTGAAAACGACAGAATGACTATTAATAGTAAACCTCTACTAAGTGAGCTAAAAGGATTCATTGCAACTAATACAAGTTTTCAAGCAAAGTCAGGCATGTCAGACGATTTAGTAAGTGCTACATTATTAGCATTAAGAATGATCACTGTACTTAAAGATTGGGATCCTAGAGTATATGACACATTTAATCAAGCGGAAGTAGATGCTGATTATGAAATGCCAATGCCAATCTTTGTAAGTAGTAGTTATTAATGATTATTGATTCTGTGCCTAATAGTATTAGTGACCCTATTTTAACCTTGTTAGAATCTGATCAAGTGCCTTGGGTATTTGGCAATGAAGGTGTTAAAGAATTAGATACAGCAGGGTACTACGATAGTCCTCAATTTACACATACAATGATCGAAGAAGATTATGCCGGTGACGTACACCCTGCTGTTCACGATTTATGGAAATATGTATACAAAGCACATAAAGAAGTTGCAGAAGATTTTGTAAAATTATATAGAATAAAATGTAATATGGTTACTAGAGGTAAAGACAGTGTACCTCATGTACCGCACCTAGATCGTTATACTCCGCACACTGTGATGATCTATTATGTAAATGATTGCGATGGTAACACTATTATTTTTAACGGTGAAGAAGAAGTTAGAATAACACCAGAAAAAGGAAAGTATGTAATTTTTAGCGGAGACTTAAAACATTGTGGAACCAGCCCGATAGTAAGCAACTATAGGTTATTAATTAACTTTAACTTTTAAGGATAAATACTTGTATGAAAAGTTTAGATAATATCGCAGAAGATCTGTTTAATAAAATACGTGGTCGTTTTCCCAGTATAACGATCGGTAATCAAGATGGTAAAGTTACAACTGATCCACTGACTGCTCGTTTCTTTGATTTTGATTATAAAGAAGCAGGACGTAGTATAGGCAAAGTAAGTATCTCAATAAGTGAAGATAAACTTTCAATAATGTATAGTAATAGTTTCGTTGAAGCTGAAGACTCAATGACTAGACAAAATTGGTATAACTTCTTAAAGGAGTTAAGAACTTTTGCAAAGAAAAGACTATTACAGTTTGACACAAGAGACATCACGAAATCAAATTTAGATAAAAGAGATTATAAATTCCTTGCACAGAAACAAGGCGGAGAACAAACAATGAGCGAATCAAAATTATATGGTACTAGTCGTATTAGTTACCAAGATGTAGGAAATGCTAGATTGAGCATTAAACACAGCCAAAGTGTAAACCAAGAAGTTGCAT